GCCCCATAAGTTTTGCAAAGTATCTAACTGCCTCGTCCCACGTCCTAAACTTTTCAGTGCAAGACTCAACGTGGCGAGTCAGCTCGTACATTTCGTGGGCAAACAAACGATTCTTAGACATACACTTCCTCCGTCATGTAAAAATTCAAAAAAACGCGACAGGTTTCTACCGCTGTCGCACCGGTGCCGCCGGGGTAGCAATTCCAGCGGCCAGGGGTTTACGACTCGACGACTTCCGCCGCTTCCGCCTCGATGACTGGAAGCGGTTGCAATTCGTTGAGCTTCGACAGCTGCACGCTGCGAGCCTGCGGCTGAACAAACTGCTGGTCGTCACGCTCAAAGGCGTCAGCCACTTCGGCCGACAACTTCAGCCACTTCGAAGCACGGCGAAACACGGTCTTCTTGGCCATCTCTGACCACCAGTCCTTCCAAGGTCCACTGCCACCAGCTCGGCTGGCCGCACGCACCTTCTCCACCTCGTCGACGCTCATCACTTCCGACTTCGTGCCGCCATCGTTGAACACGACCCGGCAGTAGGCCGCGATGATCTTGCCCGCCTTCTCCGGCTTGGTTTCGTCCGTCCGCAAGTAATGCGGCGTGTGCTTGGTCACTTCGCCAAGGTCATAGATAAACAGGTCGCCTTCGTGGACAACGTCGGCGTGAATCGTCCGCACGCTGCCGCTGCGTAGCACAAGGTCAACAATGCCCTTGTAGTCGAGAATCAGCGTGCAGACATCGCCGTAGGGAATCAGGTGTGCGTGCCGTCCGTCTGGCTCCAGTCCCCACTGGCTCAGCTGCAGCATGCAGTTTAGGAAACTTTCCGGCGTGCAGCTGGCCAGCTTCGGCGTCTTCATCAGCGCTGTCAGTCCCGTCCGCACCATCCGTTCCGGCGTGCAGTGCTTCGGCAGCACCCTCGCCACTTCGTTCTTAAAGGCGTCGCTGTTCAGGTGGTCCCTGATTGCCATCTTGCCGCCTGCCTTCGTCGCCATTGTCGTCGTTGTCGTACTCATACGCTCACCTCACTTGCCGCAGTAACCTTGCGAACGAGCCACGTTGGCGCGGTCGCTACCTTGATGGGCCGGTTCAGGTATTCGTCGATGTCAAAGTCGACGATGTCCTCAACCGCCCGGTGCATCCGTGCCTCGCTGTCCAGCTCATCCATCAAGCCGGTAAAGTCCAAAGGGAAAATCTCATGCCCGCCCTGTGACTGGATGCCCACCACCATCACCTGCGGCCGCTCGCCGGTCAGCGTCTCGATGCCGTTCCGGTAAAACGCCAGGCGAACGTCGTAGAACATGTTCACCGCTTGGCTGATGAACTCCTCCTCGCTGCCGGCCGATGTTGTCTTCCAGTCAATCAACACGCCGCTGGTCAGCATGTCCACCTTGGCGCGGCACTCGACGCCGCTGCTTTTGTGCGTCCAGAAGATTTCCTTTTCTGTGTGGCCGGTGCCAAGGAACTTCCGCACCTGGCTGCAGGCGTTTAGGTGCGACCAGATACGCTCGAGCCGCGTCCACTCGTCATCGGTGACGATTTGACGGCCAGCGTTCTCAGCCTTCCACGCTTTGCCTTCCTTGGTCCGCATGTCGAGGTCCGCAGGACGCCGCACGATGTCGAGCCGGTCAGGGCCGCCAAGCTCGATCATGGAATGAACCAAAGTTCCAAACTGCATCGCTGCCGTCGGCTCGTCCTTCGGCCAGTCTTCCAGCACGTGGACGTGATAGAACAGGATCGGGTTTGATAAGAACTGGGCCAGCTGGCTGCTGGATAGTTCGGGTCGGGAATGGTAGTCGGTCATGGGTTGCTCCTAGAAAAGTGATGGCTGATTTAGCTTTGCTTCCTCGTCAGCGAGAAACTTGCTGGCCCATTCAAAGTAAGATTGCTTCAGTTCGACGCCGATAAACTTGCGGCCAGTCTGCACACTCACAACGCCCTCGCTGCCGATGCCAGCAAACGGACTCAGAACGACATCGCCCTCGTTCGTCCACAGCTCGAGGCATCGCTCGATGACATCCAGCTGCAGCGGGCAGATGTGCCGGTCGTCGGATTCTTCGCGGGCCAGTCGTCCGTTTAGCGTGCGGCTCTGGTTGATGTCCATCCAAACCGGGCTGGCGTACCGCTGCCAAACATCGATGCTCAAGTCGCCCTTGCCGTCAAATGTAGAATGGTCACCAATGAATCGCTCGAATCGACCGCTAACAGGATTCTCGTTGTCACCGGCTTTACGGAATGTGCAAACGTAGTCAGGGATTCCCTGACGCGAACGGCAACTGTCTTTCGTGACTTGCTTGTGCAACAGGCCAAGAGCCTTGGTCCGCTGCATTTCTAAAACCGGGTCTTTCCAAATCACTACTTCAGAATGAAGGATAAACCCAGCATCGATCATGGTTTGTTCTATGCCGTTGCGAAAAGGCTTGATTCCGATGTAGCCGTCCCGCTGCTGAACCGCCGGAAAATTGCAGCAATGGACGCTGACCAGCCTGCCCGGTTTAATCAGCCGATAAAGCTGGTCCGACAGAAATCGGTAGTGCGTGAAGAACTCCTCGTCCGTCTCGCAGTTGCCCATATCACGCTCGCTGTCGCTGTAAACGTAGAGCGACGCAAACGGCGGACTGAACACCGAGTAATCAATCGACTCGTCCGGCAATCCCTGCAGCACCTCGCAGCAGTCGCCTCGAAACAGATGCCACCTCTCACCTTTCGCCTGGTCAATCACTTGCATGATGCTACTCCCTCAATAAAACTTGGAACCTCAATCGAAACACGCGGACGATAACGCTGCTTAAGCATGTCGCCATTCCATTCAATGCCGTTGCTGCGGGACATCGCCTGAGCCATGCCTGACTGCATCACGGCGTGATCGCTTTCCTTGCGAGCCACAGCCGACTCAATCGCACTGTCGCTGTCGGCGATCACGATGTGAATCTTGACTGGCTTCTTCTGACCGAACCGCCACGAACGACGCACCGCCTGATAGTAGGACTCAAACGAATAACTGAGCCCAGCAAAGATCTGCGTGTCGCAGTGCTGGTAGTTCATGCCGAACCCAGCGATCGACGGCTTGCTAATCAACACTCGAAACTGGCCGTCGGCAAACCCAAGCAACTTGGACTCCTTATCCTTGTCGTCGCCGCGTACCTCGACCGCGTCCGGCAGATGCTTCCGCAGCTCGTCAGCCTCGTAGTTTGTATCGCACCAAATCAGAACTGGGCCGCTGGTTGACTTCGCCAGCTCCGCTGCCCGCTGGCATCTCGCCTCGTTAGTCAGTCGCTTTTCTTCGTGCATCGTCGTGGCACTGATGCCCGACGTGTTGAACAGCATCCCACTGGGAGCGTTGTCAATTTCAGGCGTGACGTGATGCCGCTGAATAATCATTTCAGGCAATGCGTAGCCCGCGTCCTCGCCGCCAATGTCTGATGGCTTGCTGATGCAGACTGCCCACTGGCTAACCCACGACCAGAAGTCTTTCTCGGCGTGACCACGCAGCCGCCATTTGCTGGTGTCGCCGCTGTCGTGGACGAAGTACCGATTGAGCATGTCGACCGGCTCGCAGATGCCCAGAAACTCCGCATGGTTGCCCAGCTCCATATGGTCGTTCGGTGCCGGTGTCGCAGTGCAAGCCAGCCTAAATCGCGTCTGGCCGTAGCTTTCTTTCAGTAGCTTGCGGGTGACGCTGTTCATGCCCTTGAGTATCGACGACTCATCCAGCACAACGCCGCAGAACGTAGCCGGATCAAACTTGTGCAGCTTCTCATAATTGATCAGGTTGATGCCGTTGATGACTTCGTCCTGGCTGTCTGCCACTGTCACCGGCGAATCAATGCCGAACTTCTCAGCCTCGCGTTTGGTCTGGCTGCGGACTCCGACCGGGCAGTGGACCACAACGGGCTGGCCGCAATGCTGATGCACCAGCCGAGCCCACTCAAGTTGCTGCAGCGTCTTGCCTAGTCCGCACTCCTCAAACAGTGCGGCCCGACCTCGCTTGATTGCCCACTGCACCGCACGCTTCTGCCAGTCAAACAAGTTCGGATTCAGCTTGTCGGTCCCGATGTCGAATCCGTAGAGTTCGACTCGCCGCTGCTTCCGCTTGATAAACGCTTCGTAATCCGTGACCATTCCACAAGTCCCCATATAGCTAACCCACAGTAAACCGCCTGCAATGCCGCATGTGCATAGATGCCGTGCATAACGTCAACCACGCACCAAGCCGCATTTGTTACCGTCCAGATTGCAAAGCACTCTTTCCGGTGTTTGATATTCAGCACCGTTGCAAGCAGCGATGCCGATGCTAGGAGCCACATCATCGGACTGGCTCCGCCAAGCACTCGATGACGAAGTAGTCCGCGTTCCATCGCTCAATGGCACCGGCGTCCAAGCCAGCAACCTCGCAGATTTCAGCGATGGTTGTCATCCATGCCGGGATGTAGACCGCGTTTCTGATTCGCAGCGGCTTAAGCGTTTCGAGCTTGTCGTGTAGTTGGTTGGATGTCATTTAGTGTTTATCTAGTTTAAGTTACGGATTTAGACCGTTCGCTTTCATGCAGTTCACAACTCTGTCGCGTGATGCTCCAACTAAATTTGCAATCTGTCCTGGTGTCAAAACTAACGCCCCATTGCCTTCTGTTTCATCAAGCACATTTAGTATTTTGCCAAGCAAATCATCTTGAACAGATTCTGTAATCTCACAATTCAACTGATTTTCAATAGCTCCCCAATGCTCCCGCAATTGCTCAAGTTCTAACGGTGGCTTTTCTTGTCGTTTTAATGATGTAACTAAATTGCCTTCGCAGCCTCCGAGAAACGTAAATAAATTTATTAACGACGACTCTAAAAGCATTGCACCTTCATTCGTTAAGTTGTCCCGTACAACGTGAACGTGAAACACTTTGGAATCATTCCGTAATTGATTGCAAAACGCAGCTCGTCCGCCCGTGCATGCGTGTCGCTGCCAACCTCGAGACGCGATGCCTTTTCCAATATAAAACGGCAAAATGCTTTTCTCGTTAAACCAAGCGTAGACGTATCTGCCTTTTAATGTTTGTTTTTTATTGCTACGAAACATGCTTGAATCCTTCCTAGTCAACTAATTCACCACCCACGCTTCCGCCAGCTTGCCCGTCACCGAACACCGCTGAATACCGACCACTCGAATCATCGCCGCACGCTCGACTTCTGCCGACCGCTTCCTGACCGACTCTGCATTGCCCGCCAGCCCCATCGCCACGGCCCTTGCTCCAACTTCGTTTGCTGTTGCCGGTTTGCCAATCGCCGCCAGTGCCGCGAGGAACGCCTGCTGCAGCTGGCCAATCTTCGGCCGCACTTCTTCCGCCGCCGCCTGGCTGGTCACCGGGTCCGACTGCCGGGCCAGCTGGGGGCCGTCATCAAACAAACTAAGCTGGGTCATCGTCTCCTCCTTCGTCTTGCAGTTCTCTTAGTCGCCGAATCAGTTCGTCCGTGTCCGCCCACGGCTTGCCTGTCACGTACTCGTCACTCATGCTGTCCAGCATCTCCAGCACCTTGCCGGTCGCATCGTTCAGCTGGTAGCAAGGCGTTGTCACCAGCCACAACGGGAACCCGTCGAGCGTTCCGCCGCTGATGTCGAACACCTCGCCAGCCCATTTCACCCGGCAGGTCTGCTGCTCCAAGTACAGCTGCTCGATGTGGCAGCCGGGCAATGCGTGCCGGATGATTTGCACGAACTGAACGCTGTTCATCGCAGGCCCTCGCCAACGCAGGCGTCAATCGAAACACGCACCCGGCACAGCACTTCCTCCTCGCTGCGGCTGGCTTCAATCAGTGCCTCTTCCCAAGTCTTGCGAAGCATTCCCGGACCGCTTGCGTACCGGTTCAGCCAGTAGATTTCGCGAATCCGTGACTGCGGCCCGATGTCGGTCAGCGTGTGCATCCGGTGCCGGTCTTTGCCGCTGCTGTTCCACATCACCGGATACCAAATCGGGCTTTCCGTTTCGTCGTTTCGCAGATTGACGCGACCAATCAGCTGGCCGTCTTCTGTCACTGCATCGACCACAGCACGCAGGCCGCCGTCAGTCCAGTATTTGCCAACCACAAAAGTCTTTTCACACACACTCACAGCACACCTCCAGCCAAAAGAAAACATGTCACAACCAAACCAAGTCCAACCAATCCCATCAACGCCATGCAAGTCTGTTCGATGCGGTCGTTGCGCTCGGCCAGCTTGATTGCCTCTTCGCGGCTGGCATCAATCACCGCCTCCACTTGCTCCAGCCAAGCAAAGATGGCCAGCCGTGTCTCGACCGGAATCCGCCGCTCCAGCCGCACGTACTGCCGTAGTCGCCAAAGCTCCCAGTCGTGCGACACTCGCGTCCACTTCAGCTGCGGCACGTTGACCCAAACCAAGCCCCGCTCGCGTCCTGCCTGCCACTGCTCCGTTTCCATCAGCATCGTTTTGCCTCCTAAAAAATTGCGGCCTCCGTGCCGCTCAAAAAATGAAGGTTGTAGGTTTGCCAAAATCGGTTTCGTCGTTCTTCTGCCAGTGCCGACTCCGGTGTTCGCTGTCGCTCCACCCGCTGCGAATCTCTGCAGTCTTGGCGGCAATCTCATCCGGCGTCGGCAGGTAAACCGACGGGTCATCTACGCAGGTGTCCGGCTCCTCATCGACCACAATCGGAGCCGCTCGCTTGACCACCTTCGTCGCCGACTTAAGCTGGTTCATCAGGTCGTCGAGTTTGTGGCGGCACAGCGCCAAACCCTCGGCCTGTTCCCAGCATTCCTTGCGGCCGTCGCGGTCGTCGACCTTCGCCAGCTGCTTGGCCTTGTATCGCAAGTCGCTTTCAGTTCGCAGGAGCCAAGCCCGCAGGTCGTACACGACTGAGTGCAGGCCGAGCTTGTCCATCTTGTTTGCCTCATCGCTGTCCATTGCCTGCACTCCTTGCTTTTTGCCTCCTTGTGTCGCTGCGATGCTTTCGCAGCTCGTCCCTTCTGGCCCGTTCGGCCAGCAAGGCAAACGATTCCACCATCGCACGCACGCAGATACCTGCGGCCCGTTCAATCGCCTCGTCGTCGCTCCATCGTTCGCGGCATTCCATCACTCGCGCCATCTCGTCGTCCGTTAGTTCAAGACCAATCATCTTCAGACCTCCTTGCCGTGCCACCTTTTACTCATGCCAGCACGTCCCATTCGTGCCCAGTCTCGTTTGTAGTTCTCATCAAGCACTCGCTGCATCTTTCGGATGTCGCTTTTCTCAAACACCCACGACGACCCGTGCTTCTGGCCGATGCCGTGATTGGCTGCGTTGCGTGTGATTGTTTGCGATGTGCAGCCTAGTTGCTTGGCCAGCTGGCTGGCCGTGTAAATTGTCATTTGCCTTTCGTTTCTCCTTGTGATTTCCTGCGACGGTGCAGGCCGTCAGGGCCGCTTTCGCAGCCCCTCAGGTCTGGACCGTGTTAGGCTGCTGCCCGAATCAAAACCATGCAGGCCACCCAATACTTAGCCGGTGCATTGCTTACTAGACTTTTCAATCGCGACTTTGCCAGCACGGCATTTGCTGCCAAGCTCTTCGGTGTAGTGAATCCAAGAACTTCGCAGGCTTGTGAGTAGGTCATTGCTTTTCCCCTGTTTTGTTTCGGCCAGCACTCGCTTGCCATGTGCTAAGAATATAACCAGAATTCGGCCTTGCCTAGTGGATATCGGCAGGGTCTGGTTATTTTCTGCAAACAAAATCCAAAACCCTACCAGCGGGGGGGCGCAGTCCCGAACGGGAACAAAACCCGCCAAATCCCGCCGTTTTACCGTGCGGGAAAATAGAGAAACTTTAGCTTGTTTTGCGCGGTACATTTAGCGAAACAACAGACAAAGGAAAGCAAATGATTTCAACGCGAATTTACATTGACGCCGAGTCTGCCACCTACTGCAAAACAATAGATGTTCCGTTTCCGCTTGTGCCGGGAATGCAGATTATCGTCGGAGAACCTTCCGACTTGAATCACTTAGAAATCGAAACTGCGTGTTGGGAAACCAGCGAAAGCGTGCTTGTGTGCTGGTCCAACTGGGTTTCGCTGCGTGAATCGCTATCGGATAAGCAGGTGCATGACTGGCTGGTTAAGGACGGTTGGACAGCCGACAAAAGCTAAACAAGTAAAAATGCCCGTTTTTGGTTGCTTGGAAATTGCAACCACAAATTAACGCCATTTAGTGGCCGCTAAAATTAACAGAATACCAGCCTCCAGCCAGCGTAAAATGACCACAGACGGCAAGTCGGCTTTACCACGCATGGAGGCGGGTATGTTTGAGGAAGAAGACGACGACGACATCGAATGCTGGCTGACGGTGCTGTGGGGTTATGCCAGGTCTAGCCGCTGCGGACGGCGTAGTCGGTATTCAGCCTCAGGTTCGACACCTGGAACTGGCCGCCGCCATCCACGACCACTTCGGCGAGGCCGTGATTGTGCTTGTTGATTCGGCTGTAGTCTGGCGACAGGTCCGCTAGGCATCCAACCGACCAGCAGGCAATCTCCTCGTGCTTCCAGTTCGGTTCGGTGTGGCTGCTGGTTCGGTGGTGGTGGCCAATCATGACGCTGGCCGTGGTTCGCATGAACGCTCCTCGTGCGGCGTTGACTGGCGAGAAGATGCCTCCGCCCAGCTCGTGCCCGTGGAAGATAGCCAGCTTGCCAGCCATAACCGGCCTGCCGTCACCCACAACGTCGATGCCAAGTTTCTTGCAGCCGAGAATCGACGGCAACCTCACTTGCGGCAGGTCGCTAATTTCCGGTGCGTGGTTCCATAGCCAGTGATCGAATCGTTCGTCGTGGTTGCCAAGCTTGTAAACCAGTCTTGCCTTTGGGAACTGTGACCGCAGCCACTGCAGGCCTTCTCGCTGCAGTTTGATTTCTCGCTTAAAGTTCCGTTTCTTCGGGTTCTTGATGAACCGGCTGATGGCGTAGAAGTCGCCGTAGTCACCGTTAAGTAGCACGACATCAGGCCGACGCTTTTTCAGATACTCTACCGCCGCCGCCAGTGCCTGCTCGTCGTGGTAGGGGATGTGGATGTCGCATAGAACGCCGACACGGATGCCGCTGCCCAAGTCAAACGGCTCCCACTTCTTCGCCAAGCTCGGCGGCAGCTGCGGCTTCTGGCCAGCCTTGCCCAGCGGCCGATAAAGCGACTTGTCCACCGTGTTCTTTCGGTTGCGTTCACCATCGGCACCACGCACACGCCTGATTGCCGTGCGTGCATGCTCAATGCTCACCTTGCACTCGGCCGCAATTCGCTTGGCCAGCGTCCGGCTTGGTGCGTCGGGAAACTTGCGGCAAAGCTTTTCAGCCGCCAGCCGGTGCGGAGTTTTGTGTGTCATGCTGGGCCTCCTTGGTTTCGCATGTGTAATCGTCGCAGGCAAGGCAGCACCGTTCGGGCTGCCCGTGCCGGTATTTCGTCAAGGTGCAAATCGTATGCAGGTCGCAGCGGTAAATCGGAACCTGAACGCCGCGACTGCCGCACAGCTTGCTGGTGACGTGTCGCCAGACTTGGCCGAGGCGGGTGCAAGGGGTCATGGTGCCGCAATCGTCATCGAGTAATTATCAAACGCGAGCTTGTCGGCAGGATTGTTCGCTGCTGACCACGTCGGCGTATCAAAGTACAGAGGAGGTGAAACGGCATTGCCGCCTGCCCTTAACCATTTACCATTCCACGCCCAAAGTGGATTTATGAGAGATGGTGGTGATTGGCTAAACCGCCAAGGCTCGTAACTGGCGAGCTGCACGATTACACCGCACGCACTTGTGCAGTCTATTCCTAAAGTTCCACCAGCAAACAGGAATCCTGCTGCACTGACTGAATGCTGCAGCACGTCGTTGACATAATAGCTGCGGACACCAATGCCAGTCTGCGGCTGGTATGTGTATTCAAAACGCAGCTTTACATCTCCAAACGGAACAGCCACCGTTTGCTCAAAGGATGGAATCCAGTTTGGAAAGGCTGGGCTTCCCGTCAATTGCAGACCGACGTTCAGAACCGGGCTGGCGTGCGTGTCTGTGTCGTAATCAAGGCTCGACGGCCAAACGTACATGCTTGCCTGGCCGATGGCAAAGATGCTGTAGATGCCGTGCCGAGGGTTGAAAACGAAAGATGGCGTTGAAATCTTTGGCAGCGTGTTTGATGGATAATTAACCGTGATCTCAAACACGTATTTTCGCGGCTGCGACTTCGGGAAATAGAGGTTGGCGTATCGAATGACGTTTAGCCAGCTTTGCCTGCCTTCTGCTGTAGATGGCAACGGCTCCGCAGGAATGCAGCGAATGCCGCCAATACCGAACCACGGCTCGACATAGGTGACAAAAGGAGACTTAAAAAAATAGCACTTGCCGCCTCGGATGTAGTCACTGAGTGTATTAGGTGCAACGGTATCAACCGGCAACGTAGGATGTGCTGTTGTTGTCGTTGGAATAATCCAGTTGAACAGCAGACGCCATCCGCTATCGATTGCTGAAAAGCTGTCGGTGAACGGCAGCACATCGGCCTTGTAGTTTGAAACGGTCGCACTGCAAACCGTGCAGCCACTCGGCACTGGGTCGTCATTCGGCTGGCAGCAGCCACATCCAAGCAGGCCGACCATTGATTAACTCGCGGTATAAATGCCAGCAGGGTCGAAATCAAAAGTTACGGATTGACCTGAGGCCACGGTGATGCTGTAACCGTAATCCGCGTACCAAAGCAGCAAATCGTTGGTTGACGTGTCCGAATAAATCACCGCGTACCGCCAAGGCCCGATGCTGCCGCCGCTGGCCGTGATGGTGAGGTCTGACACCACTAGGCTATATAAGCCCGAGGACTGTGCGCTACTCGTAACGGTTAAGGTCGATCCACCGGCTGAATATCCATTGCCTGCCGAGATTTCAGTAATGTCCGTTTTCTGTGTATTGCTCAAACTCGGTGCCGTGTTGGTGAGCATCAGCTTGAGGACATCCGACGAGAGGTCTATTTTCTTTTCGTGAATCGCCTCAACTGTGGCGTAGAACTTCTGAAAGGTTGGCACTTATTTTATCTCCTTAAACTGGCCCGCCGCTGATTCCAGTTCCGCTAAACGTGAACTCTTTCAGCGTGCTGGTTCCTGCTGATCCAAAAGTTTCAAAACTTACTAGGTCCGGCACCTTGCCGACTGAACTACTGCCTGTTCCTGGCTGAACCGTCGAGCCTTCATCGTTGCAGTCTTCGGCCGATACAAACCACTTGCCGTCAATGATTTCGGCCAGTCCGTAGCGGTCGCCAGTGGCACACGCCGCCGACGTTGCCCAGTTCAGCACCTTGACCGCAAGCGTGCTGGCGGCCAGTTGCTCTGTGCTGGTGTTGCGAACCATGATTGTGCAAGTCGCCGCACCAAGCAGCGAACCAACGCGGCCGGGGATTCCGCCAGCCGGTGCCTGAATCATTAAGGTCGAGTAGGGAATCAGCCGCGCCAGTGCAACCTTGTTGGTGGCATCGGCAACGTCTTCAATCAGCACCTGAAAATAAGGCTTGCCGCTGATGAAGCTGCGGGCCTTGAATCCGTCGATGCCGTACCAGCTGCGAATGCTCGGACTGTCGCCTGAATCGTAGACGACTTTGACTAAGTCGCCCGACTGCAGCACGCCGTACTTGCCAGCCTCGACATTGACGCCGCTGTTGGCCATGAACCAAGAACCGGGACCACTATCGGAGACGCCAGGCTTTTTGACCTTCAGCACTTCGCGGCCTCCAATGGTCACCGTGCCTTGTATTCGCACGATGCCATAGGCCGGCACCGTTTCGCCGGTGTCGTTGTAAAACGTCAGGCTGTCCGGCGACTCCTCGTAGAACTGCGAACCTCGCTTGTTGTGCGTGCCCTTCCGCATCTTGGAATGCTTGGCAACCCACTCGGCGGATTTCTGGTCGAGGATGTAACGGCGTGGCACAGGATTAGCCCTTTACCGTTGGCAGCATGTAGAGCTTCATGATGCGGCCGATGACGGCCGTTCCGGTTCCGCTGTCGGTGATGGCAATCGTGACGCGGATGTCCAGCTCGTCGCCAGCCGTCAAGCCAGTTGGGTCAACGACGAACGCCTTGTCGGCCGCCGTCAGGCTGTTGATGGTCGTTGCTGCAGTCGTAACCAGGTCGCTGCCGACTAGGCCGGTGCTGTCGTTCTTTTTGTAGACTTCAAAGTCCACGGTGGCGGTGCCATTGGCAACGGTTGTTTTCATGCCAGCCCAAGCAACAACGCTGATGGCTTGGCCATCGACGTACTCGACCGGCAAGCGGTAGTTAAACCGTGCCCGCTGCGTTGCCGTCGTGTTCTTGGCGTCGCTTGTCTGTACGACAACGGCATCGGTTCCAAAGGTGCCGATAATCAGGCCGAGGTCGTCGGATGCTGCGGTGGTTGGCAGATTTGTTTGGAACGCATCCCAAACTCGCAAGTGCTCGAGCGGGATGTTTTCCTTGCGCTGTTCAGCCGCCAGTTTGCTGCGGTCAATCGCGGCCGAGGCGTTGATTTGGCTGTTGCTGATTTCGCCTGATGGAATGATGACGGTGATCGGCATTTGGTTTTTCCTTTAAGTTAGAATCCCATGCTTGCGAAACTGACTTCCTCGAACACGGGGAAAAGCAGGTGATGAGCCTCGACGCTTAACGCGTCTTTCGGTTTGATTTTTTGCGTTCCGTCTTCGTTGAGCAAAACCGGTTTAGTTGAGGGAAGCCCAGAATCGTCCTTTCCGCGGACGTATAAAAAGCCACTGCTAAACGGGTCTGCTGTTTTTACCCAATAGCCCTCGTGCCGCACCCGCTTATACCAGGCCTCTGATGCTTCGACGCGGTACGGCTTGCGTGCATGAATCTCTACGCTCACGCTCCAGAACGGCACTTCATTGCCGTCCTCGTCCGTGTAAAACTGCTCATCGGCTCCGATGTTGGCAATTCGCAGCGTGCCAGGCGGAAAGCCCAGGAACGTGTCGCTGTTCACGCAGTCGATGAACGTGTAGAAACTGGACGGGTCAAACGTGCCGAAGTTCTTCTGCAGCCGAACGCCGAGGTCGCTGATTGGCCTAGTGATTCCTTCAATCGGTTCACCGTTGGCCGTGGCAATCGCCTTGCCTTCGATGTCGTCCTCGATTGGCTCCTCGCTGGTGATCGTGAAATAGCTGATTACCGTCGGCTGGCTCAGCGGTGTTTGCGTGCCGTCTGCATCGCCTTCTTTGTAGGGCATCGACTGATAATCGGCCGACACCTCGTAATGCAGCGGTCCACGACGGCTGACATCAATCCCAAGGCAACGCAGTTGGCGGAAATACGGATGCCGGCTTTTCTCGTAGGGAATTAGCGGTGAGCCACGCACGACGCCTTCATTGTCAGCGATGTCGTTGCAGAACGCATTGAATCGCAGCTGGGCCGAGGCGGTCGTCCAGCCTTTTTCGTCTACGCTCGTTTTTACTCCGCTGCTAAAGAGCAGGTCGACGTATTGCACAGCCATCGTTTAACCCTCCACCACTGCGAGTTCCGTGACTCCGCGACGCTTCTGCAGGTCGAGCTGTTCACGCTGAAGTTGTTCAATCCGCTCGGTGAGTTCCGCGGTCTTCTCGCTGGCCTTGGCAACGCGGTCGCCGCCGCCGGTTGAAACGCGAGACAGCAGGCGTGATTGCTGGGCCTGCAGCGGTGCGGTTGGCGTTATTTGATTTTGACGTTCTGGCTTACTTGCCTGCCTTTGTAGCTCAGCTTCTTTTTTAGCTTGTTCTTCTAATTGCTTGTTTTGCTCGGAAATTGCCCGGCCTTGCGCGATGGCTTCCTCGCTAACGCCTCTTTGTGCTGCAGCAAACTCTTGTGCCGCCTGCGATCCTTGTGTCAGCTCGATGTTTCTTTGCCTCAGATTATTTAAATAGTCTTCGTCTCGCTTCGCCTGATCTTCCATTGCCTTCCGAGTGTCTTCAATCGATTTTTTCAATTCCGCATAAGCAGCTGCCTCTGCGTTTCGCGTCTCTTCAATTGACGCTCGCATTTCATCTCGACCTTCCTGCTCGATCCTAAATCGCTCCTCCGCTTCGGCTCGCGTAGCCCGCAGGTTCTCAAGCTCCATTCGCTGCGCTTCGGTAACGCCTTCAGCGGCAAACATCTCCTCGACTCGTCGGCGTTCATTTTCTCCTGGATTGTTCATCTCGCGGATTTCCGCCCGCATTCGGTTTAGTTCTTCCTCTGCCGTCTTGCTTGCTGCTTGTCGCTGCTGTTCTAGTTCCAGCTTTTGCCGCGCTGCCTTGACTTGTTCGTTTTCGACTTCAAGCTGTTGATCAAGCTGGTCTTTCTGTTCTTGCAGTGCTTTTAATCGTTTTTCTTCTTCCAGCAAGATGTTTTCAACAATCTGCTGATCTTCGTTGTTGTTATATAGGCCGCCCGTAACGCTTTCGGCCAATGCGTTAACGCGGCCGCCAAAACTGTTGGCCGCTTCTTCTTGCGTCTTTCGCATTTCCTCGACTAGCTTTTGCTGGGCTTCCAGCTTGACCACAATTTCGGACTGCGCCGCTTTCAGCATCTCCTCGCGGATGACGCGGTCGCTCTGCAAGTTGGCGATTTGAATTTGAACGTCGAGCTGTTCTTTTTGTTTCTTTAAATTGAAGTCAACCTGCTGTTGATGCTGCTCCATCAACCGGTTCATTTTCATCTGCCAACCAGCCGAACCGGTTATGTATTCGACAATCGGCTTGGCGGCCTCGGCAATTCCCCTTGCTCGGTTTAGTCCATCGCCTAACGAATTGGCAAACTCAGTAGCCGATTCGCCAAACCCAGGACCGCTTTGCATTTGCTGCTGAGCTTGTGCAGCCTTTTCGGTTTGCTTGGCAAGTTCCTCTGCGGCACTGGCTGCTGCTTTGGCCGCCTCAATCTGCTGCTTAAGTGCTATTGCAGAATTGATTGTTTCCTCGGCGAATCCCATCTCGCTAAGCTTAAACCGCTCGGCCGCCTCGGCACCCTGTTCCAAGGCAATCAGCTGCTCCTTCAGCTTGCTGATGTATTTGTTTTCATTGTCGACGAGCTTCTGCGTCACCTTGTCCATGACAGGCGTGGCGTTGTCGACGCCGTTCAGCACAATCTCGACCGATTCAACTGCCATCAGACTTGCCTGTACGTTTCCGCCTCGGCCCGATTATTCTCGGACCTGAACGCCTCGTAAAAACTGATAAACCACGCACTCTGATCCAACACTCCACCAGCCACCGGCGGCAGTCCCTGTTTCATCAGGTCTGCCAGCCGAATGGCACGAAGGAGGCTTGGTTCAATGCACCGCTTCGGGCAGTCCGTGATTTTCACGTAACCACTTTCGCCGCAGTCGCTGCATCCGGTTTCGTTGCACGTTGGGCAGGCGATTTCAACGCTCGACGTTTCGGTCGGCATCTCATGGCACTTGCCCGGCGTGCAGTTCTTGCACAGCAGCCCCTGCCGGATCAGGGCTGCAATGCGGAGTTTTTTTCGTCGGCCTTGCTGACGTTGCCGCCGCTGAGCACCTTTCGGAACACCTCGTAGGCTTCGGCAGTGGTGAACACGTCGCGAAGTGCCTCGCGGCTGTAGGGAATCTCGACGCCCGTTGCCGGGTCGCGGAAGTTCCGCCAGCCTGTAATCACCTCGCTCAGTCCTTGCTCGAGTGCCTCGTAGAATTCTTTAGTGCTGCCTGCCTTTGGCGCTTCGTCCAGCAGCTGGCCCAGTCGTTCCTGTCGACGCATCGACAAGGCAACCGTGTAAATTGTTGGTCGTTCATTTTCCGGCTTGTCTTGGTCCCAGTCCAAAACAATCGGAAACTTCTCGCCGGGTTCCAGGGCTCGCCCCACTGGTTCCTCCGTTGGTTAAGGGTTGATGGTTACGGTGCCGCGAAGGCAATCGTCATTTCGTCGTTGCCGGCTGCGGCGCTGCGGTTGGCTTGGAATGTAATTTCATCCGTCACCACGCCGTTTCGCTCGCCGTCTTGCAGGTTTTGAATCTGGAACTTCGGCATTGCCACGGTCACTTTGTCGGTTGCGTTCTGGATCGCAATGCTGAACGCCCTTTCGGTCGAGGCAATCCAGTCGTCGTAGTTTGGACGGGTTGCGATTAGTTCGCCTTCTGGGTTGATGCTGCCGGTGACTTTGCGGCCGGTAATGACGGCTGATGCGTATCCGCTGCCGTCGGTGTTGGTGGCACACTCACGCAAGAAAACTTCGTTGCCTGCGTCGATGGTGAGATTCTGGAAACACGGCGACCAGCTGCCGATGGTGAATGTGGCGTTGGCGACGCGAATCGGCAAGGCTGTCGGATAGGTCGGTGCCAGAATCGCAACGTCGCTCGACGACACCCAAACGCCGGTGAACGTCCAGTTGATGCTGGCCAGCTTTCCGGTTTCGTAGTTCAACGTGAAAGTGCCGCTGCAGCCACGCATCAGGTGCCGCTTGCCATTGATGTAAGCACCGAGCGTAATCGTTTTCACGTTGCTGCCTGGCAGTTCGCTTTTCGGTGAAAACGTGCCCGCTGAATTAACCCAGCCGCAGGCCGGCAGGAACGTCGATGCCCAGCCGGGGACGCCGCCAGCACCGCTGCCATAGATTTCGGTGCGGAAGGTGCAGGTGCCGCCCATCAGTTCGCGAACGGCTGGCATGTGCGAGAAACTGCCGTTGCCCTGACGTTCGGTAAATGCAATCGTCGGCTGCATGTTCAGGTCGAACACGTTGAACGCCGCCTCGGCATTGGTAAGCGATTCGGCCGTGCCGCTGGTTGTTTCAATCTTGGCGGCCAGCAGTGAGATTTTCTTGAGTAGTGGCATTTTGGTTATCTCCTTGGTTGGTTATTTCTTTCGACCGCGCATCATGTAGCCATCGGCATCGAAACGCATTCGGGTGTTGGGGTTGCTGCGTTCCATCTCTTGAAACGCGACCATCTTTTCGACGTTCTTGATGAACTGCTGCTGCATATATTCGCCAATCTTAGCTCGGTTGCTGAGTCCGCTAACCATACCCCAAACGCTGACGCCGCCGAGAAAGACCAGCCGCTTGTCGCGTGATTTTGTTTGCTGAAATGACAGGCCGACGCCGGGGCCTTTGTAGTCTTTAGCGTTGACAGCCACCCAGCGGCCGACCTTGCCCTGCCGAATGATGGCGTTGGGAATAACTTTCCTGCTGCCGCCCTTGAGCACCTTATAGCTAACTTGCGTCGGCGTATTTTTTGGCATTCCTTTGACTGACGCTGGCTTTTGCTCAGCTTCAAAATATTCAAGTCCAAGCCGTCGTCCTGGGTCGACCGACAGCTTGCCTTGATAAACGTCCTGCGTTCTCGCCGCTTTGTGCATCTTTATTTTATCAATCACGTCTTTTTGGCGGACGTTGTATTTGCCTTTTCCTTCGTCTCGGCCAGCCAGCAACTTGGCGGTCTGGCGTCGCCCCTGCGGCAGCGTCTTGTTAATCGCCTGCAGGATTGCATTTGGCAATGCTGCGGTCCACTTGCTCAGCCTTTCCGAGTAGTCGGCCATCTGGCTGGCATCAACAAAAAACGTCATTGGCGGTTTGCTTTTAGCCATTACGCCCTCACCTGATAAGGGTCGTTTTCGGTGACGCGAAAAGTCACGGTGAGCGTCAGCCGAAAGCCGCTGGATTCTTCCTGCGTGATGTCTTGGATGTCGCTGATGACGCTGAGAATCGCCAGGCTGTCGAAATTGTGCCAGCTGCTCTGTGGCGTGCTGATGGCCTTGATGGTGTCGGCCGCGAACTGGTTTCGCAGCAAGTCGATTTTGTCCGTCGATGATTCGCTCGGCATGAGCAGGCCGACAATCTCAAACGGCATTTCGTAGGCCGTCGCTGGCGGGTTGCCTGGGTGGCTCAGCTCGTCGTTTCGAGTCAGCGTGCCTTGATTCATAATCAGCTGCAGATGCTGCGGACGGAATCCGCCGAACCGTGTCCCGCGAACCACCTCGCTGACGGTGTTCTCATAGCCGTTGGCCACGGTGATGGACTGCAGGCGAGTGTGCAGCTTTTGGGCGATTTGTTCGCTGATTGCTGTAGCCATTCACCTGTCCTAATTAAGTGCCAGAACGATGACGCCGCTGTCGTCCGATAGCTTTCGGGTAACCGTCATCCGCGTCGTTGCCGCATCGTCAACACGCTTTTTCACGTCGACGCTGTCGCTGCCGCGGTTGATTTCGCTGGACAGCACGCCAAGCGTACCGTCGCGAGTGACGCGAATAATCAACTCGAAAAGCATCGGGTTGCCTGCTGCGTCAAAAATCGCCGGCGGGTTCCGTTCGATAATGGCGTCAATCGAACGGGTTCCTCCGCCGGCGAAGCGATAGACGACCGGCTCCGCAAACTCGGCGAGTAGCTGCGGAACTGCGGACGTCTTAAATGAACTATCAAACCGGCTCGCCACGGTGCTGAACCTCAATCACTAGGTGGTGATGTTGCTCAGCAAATGGCCGGCCTGTGCGTACAGGACAACCTCGTCCACGTCGTGACGAACGCGGATGATGTTAGCCCGAACGATTTCGTCACGGTAGCTTTCGACGGTTCCGCCGACGCTGCTGCCGTCCTCGCTCCAGTGGAACATCCGGCCGATGCACGGTTCAGCCATGTCGGCCGAGGTTGCAACGCGGCAGACCATCGCGTACTCGTCCGACCAGATTTGCACCGGCGAGGCGTTCTGGCCTTCCTTCGCGTTGTTGCGGCTTGCACCGGCAACAATCACGAAGTCGAGGTCGAACACGCGGGCCAGCATGTCGGCCGTGATGTCCGACTGCTTCGATGGGTCACCGGCACCGCTCGATTCGATGGCGTCGATGATCTGGGCACAGCGTCGCAGGTTGCGGAAGACTTTCTGGTTCACGATCAGGGCGTTGGCCCACAGGCCGCTGCCGTCGTAAACCTTCTTGACGGCCGCATCAACGTCCGTGATCGGCACCGCGTTAACGGTGTCGTCCCATTCGTGTGTGATGCCAGTGGTGAGGCTGGCACCGTTCCAAGTCGTGGCGTTGAACACCGCGTCGGCAACTCGCTGCTCTGCATTTCGCAGAACGGCAGAGAAGGCCCGCATCGTCGACACCTGCTCGGCGTCGAAGTATTCGCGGTACATCTTCGCCTGGCGGTCGTCAACCGGCTCCTCAGCGCCATGCTCTTCGCAGGCAAAGGTACTGGTTGTGAAGGTGAAGTTGCCTCGGCTGTAACCGCTGCCCGGTGCTCGGCCAGTGGTTCGCTGCTGCAGCAGCTGCTCAACGGGAATGATGCCGAAAACGCCTGCTTGGCTGGCGACATCAATCACCGGAAAGACGCGGCTGGCAACGTAGCCGAGGCGGTCGCTTTCAAGGTCGTACTCAAGAAACGACGCCAGATCAGGTCGCAGCGTCGTTAGTGCTGTGGTTGGTGATGGCATGGTTCAAAACTCCTTTTTCAGTTTGTGATTTGTTTGGTTATTGTTCGACGACGAAGCTGAGCAGGACGTCGATGTGGGTGGCAGTCGTGACGTTGGAGCCAGTCTTGCCGATGGTGATTGCGGTGTTGGCGTCGTTGGCGACGAACGATGCACCATCAGCCAGAATCGTGCCGCCGGTTCCGCCAGCACGAAGCAACGCTGACTGAGTCAGGTTGGCCTGTGCAGCCGCCAGCAGCTTGACGCTGGATGTCGATTGCGTGCCGAGGATGTCGACAGTAGTTACGGCACCAGCTGCACCGCCGACCGAAATCAGTGCCATATCGCACACGCGATACGCACGACCTGGAACGGCTGCCAGGATGGTTGCACCGGCGTTGACTTCGGCGATGGTGAACCGGCTGCGAACGTGATGCACGCCGCCAGTGTCGCCGCTGACCAGGACTTCGATGACGTCGCCGTCAGTGGTTGCTGCTTCCAGTGCGATGCCGTAGCGGGTTGCTCCGCTGCTGCTGACCTTGCCAGCTGCACCGCAGAACACCGGATCGCCAACGGTGATGGCACCGGAGGCGACTACCTTGCGAGTGCCGACTGCGGAATTCAGACGCACGCCGATTTTTTCATCGGCTGCGGTTGCTGCGTTTTCAACGGTTCCAATTCCAAAGTCGTTGATTCCTGCCAGTGCAACCTTGCCATTGCTGCCAAGGTAGACACGCAAAAACTGTCCGAGTGCGGCGTTTGCGGTGAAGTGCTCCACCGACGCTTCTGTGTATTGACTCATGGTCGTTTCCTTTCTTTTTGTGCTGGGTTGTTAGTTTGCTTCTTCGATCATGGACTGTTGCAAGTCACGATGATCTCGAGCCATTCGCTTGGCGGCTTGAGGCTTGCTCATGCCCTTGGCGACGTAATCGGCGAGAATGTCGTTCCACTGCTGACGGGCAGTCTTGCGAACTGCAGCCGGTGCAGCGGACGAAGCGACTGGCTGAACGCCTGGGCGAGCTTTAGCCGCTGGCATCATGACCATCTTTTCCTCTTCGTCGTCTTCTTCCTCGACTTCGACGACCTTCATCTCTTCGGCCTTCGTTTTCACTGCGGCCATTTCCTGTTCCATTGCAGCAAGCTTGGCCTTGAGCATTTCATTCTCTTTGACCATTTCGCTGTAATACATTTCGGCGACTTGCTCGTCGGTCATCTCTTGCTCGAGTGCGGCGACGATGAAGTCAGACTTGGCCAGCGGCCATCGAGCCTTGATGCTCTTGGTCGTTGCCAGAATCTTTTGGTTACTCATTGAGATTTCTCCTTGTTGAGTTTCCATTTCGCCGCTCGAGTCGCCGCTGACGTTCAGCGACTGATTGACCCGCTCCGGCATGTTTCCTTGGTATTTCGCTGCGGCTGCACTTTTGCGAGCCGTTGGCAGGACGCGGTCCACGTAGCCTTGTGCGACGGCATCGCTGGCATCGAGCCACGTTTCGGTCTGCATCACCTGCTGAATCTCTTCGGCCGTCTTGCCTGTCTTGTCCTGGTACACGGCCATCATCTTGTCGCGAAGCTTGGCGAGCTGTTCGGCGTCCTTGGCCAGCTTGGCGAAGTCGCCTTCGGTCTGCATCCAAGGGTTATGGATCATCAGGTAGCCGTTTTCGGTGATCTCGACCGTGTCGGCCGCCATTGCAATCAGGCTGGCAATACTGAACGCACTGGATTCGACGATGGCCCGGCTGCGGCCTTCCCATGCTGCGATGGCGTCGTAGATTCCAAAGCCATCGAACACGCTGCCGCCTTCGCTGTCGATGCGAATGATTAGCTCCTGCGACGGGTCAGCCTCTGCCAGTAATGTCTTGAACATCTGGCTGGTCATGCCCGGATAGCCAACGCTTCCGTAGAGCCGGATTTCGTTGCGTGCTGTCGTGACTGCGGCCCTTGGCTTGTCGGCGTTGTCTGCTGCGTCCATTTGCCTGTCGATTTTGTTAGCCCATGCTTGACCTGCATCGCCGCCCCACAGTGCCCACGCAATGCGGCCGGCTGATGGGAATCCGTCCTCGCCTGGCGAAAATCCCTCGCCCTGCTTGTCGACTTCGTGGCGGTCAAAGTAGGCTTTCATCCGGCGAGCCGTTTCGGGGCTGATGTTCTTGCCGTTGCTGAGGTCTCTTGCCCGTGCAACGCCAACTTCAGTGCCGCCGCGGTTGTATTCGCGACGCCACTCAAGCCCGCGTGCCGCTTCTTCGCGAACGCCGGCCGGTGGTGAGAAGTCGATATGGTCATATCTAACTGCTGCGACTGCTTCGGATGCGTACAGTGCGGCGATTTGCTTTTGTGCGGCTGCCTGCGAGGCGTGGCAGCCCATCAGCGAACCATCGGAGTCTTTGGTGACGCCAAACGGCTTGGCTGCTGGGCAGGCTTCGGTTTGTTCGATGCTATACGGCATTGTCGTCGAACTCCTCGGCTGGAATGTCAACGCTTCCGTCGGTCGTGTCGCCGATTAGCTTTTTGATGTTGGCCGGTGAAAGGCCCAGCATCTCGAGCATCACCTCGGCCTCGCCTGCCTGCATTTGCCCGCTGGCCAGTTCGTTCTGGATGTCGCGGATGGCTTTGCGGTTGCGGTTCCACTGCTGGCGGCTGATGTCTTTGTATTCGCCGGTAGGTGCTGGCGGCTGGTCTGCCTGCTCTGCGGCATCGGCAGCCACGACGGCCGCCTGCGGGTCTTGCATCGTCATCTGGATGCCAGCCGGCATTGGCAGGCTGATAAGCTCACGCCAGTGAACCGGTGCGTTGTCTTGGAACTGGTCGTTTATGGACTTGGCCCGCTGTTTCGCCTTCACGATGGCGTAGCTCATGTCCTGCACAATCTCATCGGCGACTTCTTCCCAGTCGCGTCCACCTTCAGCGTGCAATCGGCGTGGGCTGGTCAGTGCGTTCTGAATCCGCAGTGCATCGCCCTGGGCGTCCTTCACCGGGTCGATGTATTGCCACGTCGGAGCGTTCCACTTGTGGCCGAAGATGTTGATGCCTTCGGTTTTGGCGGCTGCGGCCAGTGCCCGGTCTTCGGCAATCCACTGGCGAACTTTGAACTCATAAACCGGCTTGTGGAGGCGATTCTGCAAGTTGGTCTGATTGGCCCTGAATCCCTTGCGGGCTTCGTCCACAGCGCCACGCCAGCCGCTGAAGTTCGTCTCGCTGCCGTCCATCAGAACCAGACACAGCGGGAGTCCCAAGTTGACGCCGATGATTTGCAGCATCAGCTTGACATGCGTGAAAAACTCAGCGTTCGGCACGTTCGGCGAAAAGCCCTGCAGCTCCTCGCCTTCGCCGCCGATGATTTCCATTCCCGGCCCGATGTTTTCGATGTAGCGGGTGCCGGCTCCGGTTTGCTCGACTTCCGGCAGGCCGTAGCCATCAGTGCTTGGCAGCGGTCCACCGCCGGCGACTGGGTTGCGTTTTCGGAAGATGGCGAAGCAGCTGACGACCTGCTGCTGTACCAGCTTGGCGAAATTGATGTCCTCGAACATTCCGGCAACGCTAAAAATCGGAGCCAGTGCCGTAACGCCGCGGGTCTGATTCACCCGGCGAGGGTTGTAAACGTGGAACAGCACGCGGTCGCCGTTCTCGTCACGGACGTCAATCGGCGTGGCGGTTTCTTTCAAGTTGCCAACGACAGCCAGCACGCCACCTTCACGCTTGTCGGCGGAATACCAGTAGCGGTTTCGTCGGCCGTAGTTGTCGCGGGTCACGCCCAGGAATGTGTTCTCCTGCGGCGTGATAGTCTGGATGCTGTGAGCCTCAATTAGCTGCACCTGACCGCCAGCAGTGCCTAGGACGACCATGTCGCCGTCGAGCAGCACCGAACGCATAACGTGCCGCTCGATGTCTTGCCAGGTAAACTCGCCGGCCATATCGCAGTCGTCTGGCGAGCTGGTCCATGCTTGCCAGCGGTTCCAAAGCTCTAGGTCCAGCGACGGGTCGCCGGTTCGCACGTCAAGCGTGAATCCATCCTGCACGATGTTTGCCACAGACCGGTCGATTGTCTGTCCGACAATCGCGTCGTTGCGGTCCATGTCGCGGGCTTTTTCAATGTCCCGGTAGTAGAATTCCTCGGTGCGATAATGGAAATCAGCACCGCCGCCACGAGGTGCAAGGCCAGTGCGGCGACGGATGAACCGGCTCTCTCGGCTCATGTCATAATCGGCACGAATGTTGTCAAACGTGTTGGCGATGGTTTTGTTTTTCCGCCGTGGCGATGCCGTCATCTAAACCCCTGGCTAATTCCGAAAAACCGAACCTTCGACTTGTTGGCCGAGGCGGTGTCACGCGATGCCACGAACGAATGGGCACGAGCCAGCATCTGCATGACCTGCTGCACGTTGCGGGTCAGGCTGCTGCCTTGATTCGACGCACTGGCCGCCACGATAGTCAGCCAGCGATTAGCCGCCGTGATGTAGCTCTTGGCGCGGCTGACGCTGTTCTGCTCCTCGAAATCGGAGTAATCCAGCAGGTCGGATTCGACTGTGGCGAGGTCGTACGTGGTCATGCCGCAATGGTAGCCGCCGACGTCACCTACGCCGCAGGAAAATCGGCCTATGAAACTTGCGGATTTTCCGCACCTTAGCCTGCCATCGCTTCTAGTAGCCACTTGATGGCGTTAGCCGGGTTGCCGATGCGGCTGCCGTTGGCGAGCTTGGCCCCTTGGCTGTCGAGTGCTTCCTGCAGTTGCCGCAGCACCTGCGACTGGCGGCCGGTCAGCTTTCTCAGGTCAATTCGCCTGGGCAGATAACCGAACGGCACGTTGGCCAGTGGCACCGACAGCTGGCGGCTGGCAACCGTCACCGGCTGAATGGCTGCGGCTTGCTGTTGCATTTCCGCCATCATGTCGTAGCCTTGAACCTGTTCCACACCGGCAACCGGTGCCTCGTCAACCGTTGGCAGTTCCGTCTTCTTCTGTTTCGCCATTTCTCACTTCCGTTGAGTTGCGACGAACGCCTGACCGTGTGGCGTGCTCGACACGATGCCGGCACGATTCCGCACGGGTGGCGCTGCCGCCTGTTTCTTATTGGCCGCTGCGACCAGCTTCTCGCTGCTCACTCGCGGAATCAGCCGCACGCCAAGACAACCGGCCGCCGCACAGGCCAGCGCCGTTGCGTCGAGGTAGTGGTTGTTCTTGGATAATTCTTTCCACTTGCGAACCACGCCCTTGCCTGGCACGAATTGCTCCTCCCGCATTTCGGCCACGATGTGATGGCTAAAGGCCATGTGCCGCTTTTTGTCTTGGCCGACGTACAGGCTGAGGCTGCCGTCGTTGAACTGATGAGCTTCGTTGAATGTGGCGGTCAGAAACCGTTCCTGCAGCCAGCCCTTCCAGTGCTCGACGTCGATGATGTAGAGCCAAATCCGTTCCTGCGGCTGATGATTGGCGAACACGTGGTCGAACAGCCGGCGGGTTGATGATTCGGTTCCCAGATGGAACTTGGTTGAGGCGTAGCCCTTGCTGGCCGCAAACGGGGTTCCACCGACGCGGCGAATAAACTCATAAACGGCTGGCGAATAATCACCCGAATCGACCAGGCAGAAGTCCGGCGGATTCTTGGCCATGATGTCAGTACGCCACAGCAGCAGGCTTTGCAGCAGTGCGATCTCAACCGCCTGAGCATCGGTCGCCGCCTGCATCCCTGGCGTTTCCATTACGCCGTAGTCGATGACCACGCCAGTTGCGTTGCCGAACCAAGCAATCTTGGTCCAGTGGCTGTAATACTTGCCGAGGTCGAGGCCGACGGTGATTTTGACGTCTTCCACTTTTGGCAGCTCCTGCTGCTCAAGTCCACTGACGCGGCTGGCGACCTTATGAGCTGTCAGGCCAAGCGTTTCGGCCTGCTCCTCTTCCGGCGGTGCGTTCTGGATTTCCGTCAGCACGTAGTTGATGCCGTTATCAGCGACGAGGTTGTAGACCGCCTGCAGGGCCGACAGCTCGATTGATTGGCCTTCGCGGGTCATGGCCCGGCTGTAGCGTTCTGGATTCAGCACCTCGCCGCCGGCGTCCATGTCCGCACGGTTGGCGATGTAAAACGCTGTTGCCTGCAGGCCGCAGCCGTCGCCAGCCCGCTGGCCTTCTTGCCGCAGGTCCATGTACTGCTGCCAGAGGTCGCTTCGTTCCGGCCATTTGACGACCCCGCTGTACCGGCGGCCGTTCCAGCTCGGTGCCTTTTGCTGATTGGTCAGTTTCTCGGCAAGGCAGCGGTTGTTTTGGATGGTGCAAAGCACGACGCGGGACAATCGCTTTCGACCGTCGGCGAGTCCAGCAACGTCGCGGTTGAGGATGATGTCGCGGGTTTCGACTTGGTTATCGTGGAACGCACTTTCCCGCGTTTCAGGGTCGTCGACCAGAACGAAGTCTGGCCGATTACCACGGATGTTGATGCCGCGAATGGCGCTGTCCATTCCGGCCCACGCCATGCAGACGCCGCTGTAGGGACTGACGCCGCCATCGTGCCACGACTGGCCCTTGATGGTCGCCGGCAGTCCGTCGATTTTGCCGAACATCACGTCGGCATTAGACCAGCGAATCTCGGTGAGCTTGCCATTGTGCGACTGCTTGGCCGCTCGCTGCGGTGTGCCTTCCAGTGCCGCACAAGGCACGCAGATTTCGGGGAAGTCTTCCATCAGCTTTTCATTGCTGTCGAAGTGCCGCCGGACATCGTCGAAGATGCGGCTGGCGAACGTGCCGCTGGCCGCGATGATTAGCGGGAACCGAACCAGCCCCAGCAGAATCAGATAAACAATCATCGCCTTCGTGATTTCCGTCTTGCCGTCGCCGCGAGGTGCCGCAATCGCCTGGTCACCGCCGAACTCGGCCACGTCGATGATGAGCTGAATCATCTCCCTTTGGTAATCGGCAAACGGTGACCAGAACCGATCTGCGAAGTAATACTTGAGAAATTCAATCGGGTCCGCCAGCAGCTGCTGCCGCCTGGCGAGGTCCACCGGTGGCGGAATGATGATTGCGTTCCGCTCAAGCTGTTTGCGTTCTGCGTAGCGTGCCTGCCTCGACTGCTGCTCGCCGCTGTGTTTCATCGCCGTCTTTATCACTCGCCGCTCGCCTTGGCTTGTGTGTGGTTGTGCATTAACTCAATGGCGGAGTCCGATAAACGAACACCGGACCAGAGGCGACAACCTCGCTGCCACTGGCGTAAGTTGCCACCAGTGAATAACGCAGCTCGGCCACGGCTGGATTTCCGCTGTAGGTGACGCCGCTGAAACTGGCCGTCAAGGTTGTAATTTCGATGAGCGTACTGCTCGCCGCTGTGCCGGTGGCCGAAAGCAAATTGGTCGTGTAGTCGTCGGTTTCGTGAATGTAGAGCTTGATAGACGTCGCCGACGAGTAGTTCTTGACGACCGTGAACGAGATTTTGCCGTGTGCTGTGCCGTTGTATGTCATGCCGTTATACAGCGACAGCGTGCCGTCATCGGACTGCGTAGCGAGAACGGCAACGCCGACGGTGCGAATCTGCGAGGCAATGTCGACCGTGCTGTGTATATGCTGCGGAATGATAACGAACTCCGCACCAGTCGCCGGAATAGCCGTCAGTTCTTCCTGTAGCGTGATGCGACCGTTGGTTGAGAGATAAGTATCAATCGGCCGGCTCTCGCCTTCGAGTGCTCCGGCTGTGAACATGAGCAACTTGCTATCGTGTGCTCCGGTTGTTTCGGTCAGATTGGTTGAGAAAGTCAACTTGCTCGCCGTGACTGCCGAGGTCGTCGTACCTTCGATGGATAGATTGCTTTTCCGCAATATGTCCATCAGCTTGCCGAACGTGCCTGCTGCGGTGTGCTGGTTATAGGCCTCGTTCCACACCGCATCGGCGATGGCGTTAAGGTCGTCCTGCGTCAATGTTTGTGCCATTAGTCGACCTCCTCCGATAGCTCAAACCTAGCCAGCCCGTTATCCGTTAGCACCTGATTAAAATGCGTTGCTCCGTCTGCCCCGTCCTGAATGTCGATGATGAGGCTCGTGAGAATCGTTTCAATTAGCTTCGGGTCCACGCCCTCGATAGGCGGCATCTGCCCTTGTCCCATTCCGGCCAGCAAGTCCACGAAGCTCTGCTGTGCTTGTGTTCGGCAACCGTAGTGCGTGACTGTTTGACCGTCAGCCGATAACGTCGCCGAGAAGTTGTTCGGCCCATGTCCGAGAGCTTCCGCAATCACGTTGGCCCCGTCCTTGGTGGCGGCTGGTGCAATCATGACGATGCTGTAAGTCCAGAGGGTTTGGCTCATTAGAACGGCCCCAGTCCTGCACGAAGTCGAAGCAAGTTACGCTCGAAGTCCGCAATCGTCCCGGTCGGCGTTGTCGCTCCACGGATGATTAAGCTGTAGAGGATGCCTGTAAAGGGAAGCGTTGAACCAGCACGGCGACCAATGTAAATCGGATAGTTTCCAAAATTGCCGCTGCCTTGGTCCGATGTTGATGTTTCAGTGACAACGCCATTGATTCGCTGGCTGGAAATGTCGCCTGAAATGTCACCAATTCCAGTGAAAACAACTCGCTGTCCAGTTGAGACAGCACCCTCGACCGTTACCGGAATTGTTCCGCGACTTCTCCAAGATAGTTTCTGCGCTCCCCCGCCACTCTTGTCACCATCGAGAAACCACCACGCTCCGTTGTTGGAGCTTGAAGTCACCGACAATTCGGCAATCATCCCGGTTGCTGACGCCTGTTGTTTTTGCACCCCCGCCATCACGTTCATCTTGTCGGTGCCGACCGATTGGAAATCCGTAGCTGATGAACCTAGCTCAAGTTGGGCATCAGCTAATACAACCGACTTTCCTGTGCTTGTTCCAGACGTTTCAGGGTAAAAGTAAACACCCGGCAACCCAGTACCACCAGTAGTGAACACAAATTGGATTCGAGTCCAACTTGAAGATAAGCCTGTTACAGTAACTGTGTTTGGTGAATTGAAACTTACACTTGGCCCACTTATTACAGATGGCGTGCCTACTAACCAAGCACCGTTTTGTAAAACACCAAAAACAAGCGATGTTGCTGTTCCAGTTTTAACCCAGAACGAAAGAGTGTGTTGTGTATTTAATGATATTGAAAGATTAGCTTGATTTGCTGCGGATGCCCCCGACCCATTAAGGCCGATTACCGTATCTGCGTTTTGCAATCCAGAAGGACCAACGTCCGAGTTCTCTGTAACGGTTGCTCCATTTTGCAAACCCCACACGCCAAATGAGCTTGGGTTGGTCAGCAAATTCCGCCGTGTCGCCTGCGTCCAAGTGTTGAAACTTATTTCGGAAGTCTGCAAACTGTCGTCGCTGCCGTCAAAAAGCAGCCCCCAGCAATCTCGCTTGCCGGATTCGGTAACGTCAGAGGTCAGGCCGACTTTTTGGTAGGCGGAAAGCGAACCGACTTCGAGTTGAAATCCAAACGCATAGAAACTCGCTGCGCTAGACGTTCGAATTATTTGCACAGCGGCATTAGTCGTGCCAGCACCAGAACCAAGCGTAAATGTGACGGATACCCTATACCAGCCGTTCGAGAGAGATGTAATCGAAACGCTAGTCGCTGACACGCCAGACCCACCAGACTGGTTTGTGACTGTTCCATCCGCCAGTGCAACTCTTGCAACTGGGACCGCATCATTCGGCGAGCCAGCAAAATTGTTAAGTCGCAAATCAAATGTTTGCCCCGTAGTCATCGTGTTATTTTTGAAGTAGCCAGATAGCGTATAGGTCTGGCTATTCAAAATCGTGAGACCCACTTGCTGAATTCTGTTGTTTGACACGTCTTGCAGATTTATCGTGTCCGCTGTTATCTCACCATTCAAAGGGTTTGCGATTGTGTTTGTGCTAACAGTTGCAGTAGTACCACCGTCTCCCCAACTTGCACCAACTGTCAAATCCTCGCTTCTAGTGAGGAGATTCCGCCTCCCCCCATCTGGCGTTCTCGCCAACAGTGGCCGGCTTCCGCTCGTTGTCTGGTAGGCGTGATTGCCGGGCACAAGCCTCGCCGTCACATTATCCACCGTTCCGGCAAACGACGAATCGCCCGCCAGTGCTAGCGTCTGCGTGCTGCTGCCTGCGAGGATGAAAAACGTGTAGCTGCCGTCAGCCGAAATCGCCCGTGTTGTACCGCTGGTGCCAAGGCTGACCGTTAGCGTGCCTGCGGTCCTCGTTACGTCCATCGTAATCCGGTACCACTGGCCCGCCGTGCTGCTGATGGTCTGCGTCAGGTTGTTGGCCGCACCGCCTGTCTTGGTCGCAACGCCACTGCCGATGGTCCAGTTGGCTCCCTTTGTCCAAACGGTGTCGCTGGCGAACGTGCCGTTGGAAACGAGGTCACTTCCGAGCTGGTCCAGCCCACCCTTGGACGTGTCGAGAATCAAGCCGACAGGATCGCCTGCCGAAGCTGCCACAGTCGCACCAGCCGAATCTTGGAATATCCACCCGCGAAGATACGCCGCCTCAACGTCGAGAGCGAGGCCCTGTTCGTTGTTGGCGAACAAGGTGCGGATGTTGGGGGTCGTGTCGCCAAGTGTCAGCAGCAGGCTCATAGTCTCTCCTAACCTACTTCGCGGAAATGCAGCGTCAGCGTTCTTGTGCCGCCTTCGCTGCTGCCTCCGACGCACTTGATGAACGGAGCACAAACAAACACCCGATGGTCGAGCGGTACTCGCCGCGATGCCGTCACGGTGATGCTGTAGTTCGACGCACCGCCGACTTCGGTCAGCGTTGTATACGTTCCCGCTTCCGTACTGGCCGCCGTGAACGTCATGGTTGTGCTGGTCATCGTCGCCGGAAAGGTCACGCCGACGAGCTGCGTCGTGCTGTAGCTGCTGGTCAGTCCGGTATCAACGGCGTCGGTCGTCGTTCCGCTGCTGGCAATCGTGATCGTCTTGTCGTAAAAAGCCACGGCTTAATTCTCCTTTGAATCGAGGCGGTCGTTGATTTGTGTGATTCGTTCCCAAAGATTCTCGCGGTCTTGGCGGCACGTGATGACTTCCGCCTTGAGTTCATCAAACTGCGTGACGAACCAGCGAAACATCCAAGTCGTCGCTCCTGCAAGAGAGCCAACGGCAACGGTCAAGGCTCCAATCAAAGTCAAATCAGTCACGGCGATGACCTTCTTAGCTAATGGGTTTCGGGGTTGGAAAACTCATCCCGTCCGGTGCGTAACCGATAAACACCGTCCAGCGGGCTTTGAGAGCCTCCTTGACGCTGTCAATCGTCCATTCGTGAACGCCGTCGCCATTCCACCGCGTTCCCCACGAATTGATGTTGACGATGTTTCCACTGGCTCGCCGTTGCCAGAACACCGTCGAATGTCCGCCACCGGAGCGGGATGAATAATTGGAAACGACTTCTTGGTCGCAGGTGCTGTTCCAAGTCAGGCCGACCTGAATGGGCAAACCAGACTCGATCCACTGTGTGACGCTGTCGATGTCCTTCAGCGGCTTGGTCGCCTTCAGCTTGAAATTGAATTTGCCGTTTGCACTTGGCGGCATCCCTGGGTTGTATCGCTGCGGATATGGCCAATCGGACTCGAGACAGATGCCGTGCTGCGTTGCCACCCACTGCCCGCCGCTTAGTGTGCTGCCCTTGTCGCCGCTGATGCCGTCGCGTTTCTGTGCCAGGTAGTAGCCGGCTGAACGGCTGAAAGTCTCATGGCGGCCGGTCGCCAAGAAGTAGCAGATGCTGAACACTTGCGCCAGTGCGTTGCCTTGGCAGCTGCCCTGCATCCCTTGATCAAAGACCTTCAGCACGCCCAGCGGGTCCGCCTGCGTGTCGAACTTTGGAAAAGCGTCCCGGTAGTGCTTCAGCACCAGCTCCGCTTCGCTGCCGCGTTCTTCGAGTTCGTCCAGGCGTTCCCAGTCGAACGCATAACCCATCCGGCCCGGCGTCAGGTCTTTTGTCGATTGTGGAGGCTGTGACGGTTTGCTTTTGCTCACTTCTTCGCCTCCATCGCCGTTGCGATTTCCGTCAGCACCTTGAACCAGTCCTCGCGGCTGAAACTGCCACGATTGGCCTGCGAGGCCTTCATCGCCTCATCCAGCTTGGATTTCCATTTGCCCCACTCCTCGCACTTGATTGGGTCTGCACATTGCCGATTGGCGATTGCCGTGTTGATGTCGGCGATGATGTTGCTGATGTCCCTGAGCTGGCCGCCAGCGCCAAACAGTTTGCCGGCTCCGTCTCGGTAGACTTTGGCAAACTTGGTAAGGTTTGGCGGGTCCAGCGGGACCAGCTGATAAGTTAAAAGGCCGACGCCGTAGTCGTTTGGGACGACTTCCGGCTGTGGCTCCGGCGGCGTCGGCTTCGGAGGCACAGGAGAAGGGGGGCCTGCTCCGATATTGAATTTGATTTCCGCATCGTCAATTCCCTTGTCGGGGTCGAATACCGTCACCTCGACGACGTAATCGCCAGTACCAGCGAACAGGTAGACGCTGTCCGAGAGCTTCTCGGCCTCGATGCGGTTTCCGTTCTGGCGTGCTTTGACCCGCTGAAACTTGTAATCGCTTTTAACCTCGAGCAGCACCACATCGCTGACGCTCACATTGGAGTCATCACCGACCAGGATGCGGTTGCCCTGCACCTGCGGATTGGTGACGCCTAGTAGTGCCTTCTTTCGGGTTACGGTCGTCTCGACCTGTGCCGATACAAAGCTGCAAAGCAGCAGGAATGCCGTAACGAAAATGGCCGTGGTTTTGTTACGCATCAGATCACCGAAAAGGCTTTGAGAATAATCAGCACAATCTCAAGCACCTTCTCCCAATCGACCTGCGACCAGTCGATTTTGGCCTGATGCGTCACGAGTTTATTAGCCACTTCTTCTTCAATGCAGGCCGCAAAATCGGGGTCACGACGGCAACGTCGCGCCAGCCACCGCAAACCGATTCGCCTGGTCAACGGCTCGTGCTTGGACTTGTCTTCAATCAGCTCAACGAACGTCATCTTGCCCTCCGTGAATCTCCGCCAGCACGCTCAGCGTACTGACCAGCACAATCGCCAGCAGCATCAGCCCAAGTAGCTCGCCGCTCATGACCGCTCCACGTACTGTGGCGACACCTTTACGAGCAACAGCGTCTCGAGCACCGGCCAGCGTTTGGCCAGCAAGCCGATTCCAGCATTGGCCAGCCCGGTCAGCACCACGATGATTGCGGCCTCGACGGCCAGCGACTGGTCCGGCGTAAAGGCAACGCCCAGGTACTTCAGCAGGAACGCCGCCAGCCACGCCCAAACGGACGAGGCAGCGACGCGGACGAATCGGGTCAGGATGTCAGACATTAAAACCACCTTTTGCGTTGTGCTGGTTCCCAGTATTTCTCAGCGTAATAACCCCGCATCCATGCAAGTCGCCGAATGCTTCCGCCCTTGTCGCTTGGCCACGGACAGCAGCTGCTATCCTTGCCAGTCAGGAATGCCTTTCGGCCTTCCCTTTCGTCGTCCTCGTAATTCACCAGCGGGCTGATTTCCCTTTCTTGAGTGGCCATCCGTTAGCCTCCCGCTTTGGATGGCTATCGCTTGCCCAGCAATCGACGGACTGCTGAACAAGTCCCAGCGCGAACCGGTGCGGTGATGCTGGTCGCGTGTCCGTACACGTTTTTCAACTTCTTTTTGCACCAGACCGAACCGCCTGACACCACGCCGCAGACCTTGCCGGCTGCATTCACAACCGGCCCGCCGCTGTCACCGGGTATCGCCCAGGAGAAAAGCACTTGTGATTTTTCGGCAACGCCAGCCACCTTGGCCTTAAAGCATCGCAGTGGCCCGCCACCGCCGAATCCGCAGACGCTAACCTCTTCGCCTTCAGCCACGTCGTCGGCAACCTCGAGCACGCTGCAGCCTTCCGGCGTCTTGCAGTTGAGCACCGCCACGTCCGCTTCCTGGTCAATGCCTCGCAGCGTTGCGTTATTGGTGGCAGACCCGTCGTGGAAGCTGACGGTGAAAGACTGGTTGCCGCTGGCGATGTGTGCCGCGGTCAAAATGGCTGGCCCGTTATTGGCGGCCACGATGCACCCGGTTCCGGTGCCGCCGTCGCTGTTGCCGCGAACGACCACGACCGCACTTTCGACGCACGGGTCGCACTGAACAAATTCCCAGAGGCCGGAATCCTTGCCGACTTGCCCCACAGCCTGCGAGACAAAAAGAGAAATGACGACCAAAGCTAATGCAGACAGCTTGGCGAGATTCACGGATCACCTGCCTTTCGGGTTGGACTGCGAAACGCCATCCCCCGAATGGTAGCAAGTGAGTTCCCTGTTTTTGCGGTTGTCTTTTGTATACCGCAATAAAGTCAGATTTCGTCTCGCAAGATTTCTCGAGCCATCTTGTCAACGTGGTCGCAGCCGCTGACCGGACAGCGAAGGTATGCGACCGAACCGACGCTCGAGCGAACGTGAAGTCGCTCGCCATGAACTGGGCACCGCGGCCGGCCATGCGGCGACGTCACCCAGTGCTGTTTCGACTGCGGTTTCGCGGTTGTTTCTTCCGTGTTCACGATTCAGCCCTCCTGCGGCTTATGGCGTATTTTTTCCCGTCATTTATTGGCAAAATAGGTGGGGGGGTAGTGGGGAACAAAAAACCGACGGGCGTAGGTAAAATCCGACCCAGTTTTTTGAACTTTTTTCCATACTCCAAGCTGTAATTTTGGCAGAAAGGACCCTCAAGCCGGGGGGGTGGGGGGGTCCCCCGTTAGCTATGGGGCGTTTTGCCCCATAGAGCTTTCGAGTTTTAGCCCGCATCTCGCCTCACCCTCCAGCACTGTTTCGGCATCTGCTCGATGCCGTAGTGTTTTCGCACGTCCCAGTACGCCAGCCGCTCTGACTCGTTCCGCCGCCACTCAGCCGACTTGTACTTCCAAAACGGATCGCTGCTGCAGCCTTCCTCGATGATGGCCGCTCGCTCTTCCCAAAGTTCGATGATGTCAGCCTCGGTCATTTGAATCTGGCGTATTTCGCGTCGCTAATTGAACGGTGATAGTTGGGTGGAAGGCTCTTTGCTTGCCTTTTCAAAATGAGGCAATCAGCCACGCCTTTTGGGCCGAAGAACACCGTGCCAGGCAAGCACTCACATCCAATGCGTATGCTGGTTTCAATTCCCTCGCTGCACCAAATGCAATTCTCAAACAACCCAGTGCCTAAGATTTCATTCCCAATTCCAGCCTTTGCAATCACTGTCATCCGATGCCTGTCTGGCGGACCTTCAGCCAACACGAACGGCCAGCCGGTTTTTTCCACAATGCCTTTGCCATCTGGCCACATCGTCTGCCGCCTGCCGCCACCAGCAAGCGGCTTGACTTCAAACCAAACGCCAAGCGAAGCCAGAAAGAAATCGGGAATTGCAATCTTCGTGGCCAATTGAATCCGTTCTGGCTCGT